TATCAACAATGTCAACTTCTGAACTTGTTGATACCGCCTCTCAATTGATAGCCGAAATCAAACAGGCGGAAAAGAATGAATGAACACATCTATTTTGTCTTTGGAACAAAAAAAAATCATTCTTTCCGACATAACAAAACAAATTCAATTCAGAGTGGGCTCTCAATCCAAGACATATCAAGCCAAATATTATTTTGACCCTTACCAATGGGTTGTTGACTTTGTAGACATTGACCTTTCTGCGTACTTGGAGGATGTTCTAAAAATGATTCGGGACGGCAACAATAAAGTTGCAGTGTTTGGGCCGCACGGGCTGGGGAAATCAGTCCTGGCGGCTGTTCTTGTTTTGTGGTGCGGAGCCGTGAGTGTTGACTGTAAGATTCCGACTACTGCAAGCGCTTGGCGACAACTCGAAGAATATCTCTGGCCTGAAATTCACAAATGGTACGGCAAGGTTGATTGGGACGCGGTGGAGGCTGCGGGTGGAGGGAAGCGCCCCCGCCTGTTAACGCTTGAGTGCCACTTTGGAGAGCAGTCTAAGGCGTTCGCTGTTGCATCGGATGACCCTGAAACAATCGAAGGCGCACATGCGAGGCGCGTCATGTACATCAACGACGAGGCCAAGATCATTAAATCCGCCACCTGGGAGAGTGAGGAAGGCGCGTTTTCCACGCCAGGCGATCACCTACAAATAGCCCTATCAACACCAGGCGATACATCTGGTGTTTTTTATTCTATTTGTTCCAGGCAAAAAGGGTATGAGAAATGGAAGGTTCGGCACGTTACTTTGCGGGAAGCTATTCGCGCGGGCCGGATCACGCTTGAATGGGCAAAGGAAAAGCGGGACCAATGGGGTTCTGATAACCCTGTTTACCAGAACCGGGTTTGGGGTATCTTCGCAACCGACAGTCCGGAGGCTGTGATCCCGCTTTCGTGGGTAAACATGGCGGTAGCGCGCTGGAACAGCTGGAGAGCAGGCGGACAAGGACCAGAAGGGAAATATATCATCGGCGCCGATACTGCAGGGCGTGGGGTCGACAAGACGTCAATCATGTTTCGTATCGGTAACACCATTACAAAGATCGTGCGCTACGGGAAGTCGCAACCCATGGAGCTCGCAGGCAAATTAAAGATCGCCATGGGAGTGCAGGCACTGCTTAATATCGACGTGAGCTATGGTGAAGGCGCCGGCACCGCATACCGCCTGTCTGAATTCGAAGGATTCCGACAGCGTATAAATTTTGTTAATTTCTCGGCTAAGACAGAAAAAACCGACCGCACCGGCAGCGTCACATTTTTAAATGTCCGGGCTTTGATGTGGTGGAACATGCGAGAGATGCTCGACCCGGAGAACGGTGAAAACGTTGCGCTGCCTGATGACGAATTACTAATCGGGGACCTGGTCGCCGTGCGCCGTATGCCCATGCGAAGTGACGGGAAGCTTTTAATAGAATCGAAGGACGACATTCGCAAGCGGATAGCCAGATCCACCGATGACGGAGACGCTTGCTGTCTTGCATTTTATCTTGATTATTACGAGGGAAGCCGCGACGATTACGACATGTCCGCGCTTTCAATACTTTGATAACCAGGAGCTGCTATGTCAGACGCTAACACAACAAAATCGCGCACGACGATGGACGGATGGGGAAACCTTCTCACCGGTATGGGAAACCCTGCGAGCGACAGGAAAGAATCGGGATATTTCTCCAGCGAGATTCGCCTAGGGGAAATGACGTGCCGCAACCTGAACACCTACTCCGGCTTGGCACGAACGATTGTCGACATGCTCGTGGACGACAGCCTAAAGAAATGGTTTACCATCGAGGGCGACACCACTAATATCATGGCGAAGGAAGCGAAGAGGCTTTCGATGAAGCGCCAGGTTTCTCGCGCATGGAAATACTCGCGATCCTACGGCGGCGCGCTGCTGGTGTTGATGGCGAACGACGGCCGCAGGCTCGACGAGCCGCTGGATGAAAACAATATACGCGACATAGAAAAACTGCGTGTGTTCCATCGCTGGCGGATTTCCAGACTCACCTACTACCTGGACCAGACCGACCCAAAATACTCAGAAACAGAAACGTTTCTTATCACGCCGACACAGCCATTTTCAAGATCGTTCATTGTTCACGAATCCCGCTGCCTCGTATTCGACGGCTTGGACGTGGCGCCTGAGATTCGCCAGGGCAACCAGTGGTGGGGCGATTCGGTGTATCAGTCGATTTACCAGCGGCTCCGTGGGCTCGGCGAGGGGTTTCTTAATGTTGAGCACATCATTGGTGAATTTCTGCTGATGATAACCAAGATCAAGGGGCTCGCGCTGAAGCTCGCCAGCGGCCAGGAAAAGGAAGTCTCAGCGAGAATCATGTTAACCAATATGACGCGCAACCTGATGGGCTCGTATCTGCTCGATGCGGACGGCGAGGACGCAACCCGTATGAGCGCGAGCGTAGCGGGGCTGGACAAGCTCATGGAGATATTGATGATGGGCCTGAGCGCGGATGTGCGGTATCCCATTCGTAAACTGTTCGGCTCTCCAATTCAAGCGGCGGGCCTCGGCAAGGACGGCGACGAAGAGACGGCTGACTATGATAACCACGTTGTCGGGACGCGGCAAGATGAATGCGAGCCGCAACTCGAACGTTTTTGCAGACTCATCATGCTGCAAAAGGCGGGGCCATTCCGCGGCGTAGAGCTTCCGAACTGGTCGATCAAGTGGCCCGCGATCCGCGAGGACTCGATGTCGGTGCAGCTTGACAACAAGAAAAAACAGGCAGACATCGACAACAAATACTACGACATCGGCCTCGACCCGGCCGACATTCTCAATTCACGGTTCGGCGGGGATTCGTACTCGCACGATACGAAAATGACCGGCAAGATGAAGCCGGGCAGCGCAGCGAGCGAGGAAGAAGACGAAGGAGAAAAGAACAGGGCGGATTGACCTATCACATTTAACCGGAGGTAGAAGATGAAGCTAGACGAACTGCTGACACGGTTGAACACTCTCGAAATGCGCATCAAAAAAATCGAGGAGCTGCCCGACACAAAGGCTATCCTTGAGGCATGCAAGGAAATTCACGATGCGCATGTCCAATTCGCCACGTCCACGCGGTCGCTCCAGGAGCGGATGATCGACGCGGCGGAGATCAAGGCGAAAATCGACGTGATCCGCAACCGCTGCAACAACGTCATGCAGATCGCGCCCGCCATCGAAAACATCATGGCGCTCATGCACTCGTTCTCGGCGAAGCTCGGCGGAACGCTGGTGAACGTCGAGGGCGTCTACGTTTTCCAGCTGAATAAGGGGCCGAAGGTTGGCAAGAAAGCAAAGAAGCCTGCTTGATGAATTCCTTCCTCGAACACCACCTTCGCAACGCCAGGCCCCCGCGTCGCTTTCCCCGCGGACCTGTTCAACGCCTACCCGCTCGTGTATGGCAAGAGTATTATGCGGTGCTCAAATCCCAAATCATCGCGCCTTGGCGCGAAAAAGCGGAGCAGCTCGTCATATCGAAATTGCCATACATAGAGCGGATGGTTGAGAATGATCGTCCGGGTGGATTGCGCACCGACGCATGGCCCGACGAGCTCAGCGTACAGCTGAATAAGCTCTCCGAAGAATACGACATCATTTCTAAACAATCACAGGACATCGCGGCGGGGGCGTTCGAAGCGGTGAATGGCGTTTCTCACCGTGAATGGTATGCCATTGCAAAGCGCGTCTTGGGAGTGGATCTCTTCCAATTCGAGCCGTGGATCAAGGATGAAGCGAAAGCATTTATCCACATCAACACCGACCTTATTACAAAACTGCAATCAGACACCCAGAGCGACATTTCCCGCATTGTCATGGGCGGCTTTCGCGAGGGCAATCGGTGGGAGACACTGCGGGACGAGATTACAGGAACAACCGATCTAGGCCCGGGCGTCTTCGACAAGGTAGAGACGCGGGCGGAGTTGATTGCTCGCGATCAATGCACTAAATTATATGCAGACGTTGGAGAGAAGCGGCAGCAAAATGCGGGGCTGGAGTGGTATACCTGGCGTACCATGGAGGACGAGCGCGTTGTCGGAACGCCCGGGGGCCGCTATCCCGAAGGATCGACGGGACACCGCAACCATTACCTCATGGACGGCAAGATTTGCAAATGGAGCGACCCGACCATTTACGCCGACAACATCGCCGCCGCGAAGGCTGGCAGGTGGAAGGTGCGCACTGAGAAAATGCCAAAAGCACATCCCGGAAAAGAAATACAATGCAGGTGCTACGCGGACCCGTGCTTTGAAACGTTGTTCATGGACAAACGATGAGATACGACATTCCAAAAATTCATCATGCGTTGTGGTTCACGGAGAACCCAATCCCCGATAATTTCCGGGAATACCGCGCATCCTGGGTGCGCCACAATCCAGACTGGGATTTCCGATTGTGGACACTCTCTACTGTCTACAATGCGAACATCGCTATTGCAGAGAAGTTCAAAAACATGCTGCCGCCGATCTGCATTGAAATGCTTCTCAACGACGACCTCCATTGGGTCCTCAAAACAGACATTGCGCGCTGGTTGGTTCTGTGGCTCTATGGCGGCATATATTCAGACACCGACGTGGAATGCAGAAAGCCGATGTCGGCGCTTCTTGACAATTCGTCTTTTGCCGCTCTTTCGTGTACACCGGGGATCGTGGGAAACGCAGTGGCGGGAGCGATTCAGGGCTACGAACTCATGCTCAAGATCGCCATTGCCACGGCAGAAAAGATTGCGGGGCATATCCCTGCAGCGAACAAGAATATCGTTGACTATGGCGTGAACATCGCCGGCAGCATGCTCAAGGGCTGTGGATTGATTCTGCCGGCGCATTACTTCTACCCGTTCGGCTCCGGAAGTAGAAAGCGTGACGCGACGCAATACCCCGATTCATATTGCATTCATCATTGGTCGGGTATGGACAAGGACGGCTGGTATGAACAGACAATCGGCAAAGACAAAGAGCATGCAGCTGAGGAAGGGGCGACCACCGCAATTTTCTTCGGCCCGAATCATAAAGACTTCCACAAGAACAAAGAAACATTACGGAGGGCAATTGGCGCAGC